AACTGAATATTTATACACATAAAAACTAGTCTTATGAAAAAATTTGTTAATTTTAAAAATATTGCCATAGCAGCTTTGGTAATTTACATCCTTTTACAATGGTTTAACCCAGGTGGAGTTATGCCAGGTGGAAGAACTATCCGTATTGAGGGTAAAAAATATGAAGTAATTAAGCACGAAATCGATACTGTTGATATTGTTAAAACAAAGGTAGTAACTAAAAAAGGAGATGACATTTATCACGAAACAATCGTTGAAAAAGAAGTTCTAATTCCAGCGGTAATTGATACAGCTGCATTACTTAAAGATTATTATTCAAAAGTATTATATAAGGATGTATTAGTACTGCCTGATTCATTAGGAACTGTGGCTGTAACTGATACAATCTCACAAAACAAAATCTTAGGTAGAACATTCAACGCAAGTGTTAAACAAAGAACTATCAAAGAAACTATGATTGTTAAAGAGCCTGCAAGAAATCAATTATATTATGGTTTGAATGCCGGATTTAACAAAGAAGATTATGTTTCAGCTGTTGGTGCTGGTTTGATTCTTAAAACTAAAAAAGATAAAATCTATAACTTAAACATTGGAGTAAATAATAGAACTGTTGATGGAACTAATGGTTCATTCTCACCTTATGTTGGATTTGGTACATATTGGAAAATTAAAGTAAAGAAATAAGATGATAAAATTAATGGGTATTGTAACCGGAAAACCTAAAGTAAACGAAGTAAAGGATACTACGCAAATTATAGAGAAGGTAGCTAAATTAACTGATAGAAACGACCATACTGGTGCTGTAATCGAATTAGCAACATTTTTAAATAATACAAAGGCTCTTAAATTATTACAAGCAATTGAAACAATACATGACATTGAAGGTTCTATGCCATCCGAAGTTTCTAAATATAGAAGTAGTATCTTAAAAGATTTGACAGATAAATTCAAATCAAAGTACGGAGATGATGCGGCTAAAGAATTAAATAAAGCGTTTTAATATGATAAAGCTAAAAGATTTACTAAACGAAGGATTGTATCATGTAGGCTACAATAAAGGCAGAGGACAAGGTACGGGAGTTTTTAAAGATTCTTATTCATCATATAAAGATGCTAAGAAAGCAGTAGAAAAGCTTGAAAAGGAAAGAGGTGGTTCATATAATATGGTTGCTTACTATGTAGCCGATAAAGATGGTAAATTTGTAAGAGAATCGGTAAAAGAATCCGAACTTAAAGGATACCTAGCTGCAGATGTTGTGGATGATATTGTTAAATCAATTGGTTCAAAATTTGTAAGTGGACAAATCAAAAACACACCTAATAGAAATTACATTTATCTCAAACTTACTGATATAAAGTTTGGAAATGATGTTGTAAAGATGTTAAAATCAAAATTTGGAATTGATTCTAAAATAGATAAAACATTTGGTAACATACCATCCGTATCTTTTGCAAGTAAGAAAGTAGTTAGTGAAGCAAAAGCACCTTACGAAGTATATCATAAATCATACACATCGGCAATTGAAGCAGCTAGAGAATATGCGGAAAAGAAAGGATTTGAAATAGATAATGATGATTCTTTTACAAAAATAGGAATGGGACCTCGTAAACCATCGGAAGGTAAAACAAATAGATTTAGCATACAACTAACTAAAGATGGTAAGTTACAAAGAAAGCAACTTCATATCCAAGTATACGGTATGAGGAATTCTTACGAACTAAACGCCTACATCGCATAATAAATGAAACTTAAAGAGTGTATTATTGTATCTAAAGAAATAAATGATAAGTTCATTCTTGCTAAAAATAGAGATAGAGCTTACAACCCATCTTTGGAAATTGTACACACTATCATTGATGGTGTGGAAGTTGCATATCTACACGATTTAACAACCGATTGGAGTGAAGGTTTAAATGAAAATGGTATAGGCGTTGTAAACTCAGCACTATTGGTAGGGCACGATGAAGCAGAACATAAAATTGTAAAGAAAGGTGGAAAACCTGGACCTGATGGTGATAAAATGAGAAATATCATCAAACAACCTACTTTAATGAAGGCGGTAAGAGCAGCATTACAGTATAAAGGTAAGAGTGGATTATCTTTAAAAGGACATACGTTTGTATCATCACCCAAACATTTGATAAGTATTGAAACTACATCAAAGCATAAGCCTGATGTTAAACTACAAAACTCCGAATCACCGGTTGTTCGTACCAACCACGGACACATGTTTACTGATGCGGGATATACACATGGTGAAAAGTATCTATCATCAAAATTAAGAAAAATATCAGCAGAAAAATCGGTTGATAAAGTAGAAGATTGGAAAGGAATAGCACAAGCTATGAGAAAGGAATACTTTCCAAATAAACCTATGTTAAATATGAAAAGGGACACTAAAGAGATGTCTACTTCTTCACAAACGGTAATGAATCTGACAGACCGTATATTACAAATTACTTATTTTAAGAATAAAGTAAACGAATTCAAGGGTATTAATCGACAACTACCTGAAGGATACCAACCTAAGATTACAATTGAAGTAATCCCAGTTTAATTTCAACATTTTAATAGAATCATATTTATATACATACAAAATGTAAATATATCAATATGTCAACAGAATTCGAATTATTTAAAGGAAAGAATCTAAGTTCTCTTTTCGAAGACATCTATAACAACCAAACTTCAAAGAAGGCGAAGATAAGTAGTTTAATAGAAGAACTTAAAAAGATGATTAAGCATGCAGGAGATGTGGCAAGCGTAGGACCTATCCTATCCTCACTAATTGATAGTTCTGTAAAGAACGATGACCAATTGGTTAAACTTGCAACAATTGCAACTAAAATTATAGCATCCGAAAAGAAAACGGAAGGACAAGATGGATTCCTAACTGAATTTGAAAAAAATCAACTACTCAGAGAATTAGAAGAAACTAAGCAAGAGGTAGAAAGGGTAGATGATTTGGAGTTTGAATTAGAAGATTTAAAAAAGAAAATGAAATAATATGGCTTTCGATAATTCACAAAGTTCTGTCAGTTCAGTACAAACTCCCGGTACCAAACAACCAATGGGGTTTGGAATTGTATATTCCGTTATTTTGGATGAAAATCATCCGTATTTAAAAGCAAGTGTTGGTGAGAGGCAGATAGAAAAGCAAGGAGAGGCAGCCTATATGGGCGCAATACAATATAGAATTACAGGACAACCAAGTACAGACGATGCATCATTGCCTGTAGCGTTTCCCTATGATAAAAATTTTAAAACAATACCATTAGTAAACGAATCGGTTGAAATACTTCAAAATAATGGTGTATCATATTATAGAAGAATTGGTTTGGAAAAAACACCAAACATAGATAGTAAAAAAACATTAATATCGGAAACATTCCCACCAGAACAACAAATTGATGATGTAAAGAAAAATTATAAGACGGTTCAGCAAACAGGAACCACAATGAGTAATGTTAATGAATCATCTAAATATGATAAGTTTGGTGAATATTTTCAAGAAGAACCTGGAGTACATAAATTAAAATTATATGAGGGAGATAGTTTGATAGAAACTAGATTTGGACAATCCCTTAGATTTTCTGGATTTAATAATTCCGAAAAAGTATTTTCACCAACAATTATATTAAGAAATAATGAAAATGCAGAATCTAAAAAGAAATTAATAAAACTACCAACCGAAGAAGATATAAATAGAGATGGTAGTGTAATTGTTTTAGGTTCTAATCAGTATCAATTACCATTTCAACCTGGCACAGTATCGGATAAAGGTTCATCTGATTTTGAAACAAAACCAAACACATTTAAAGCATACCCATCAAAATTAATAGGAGACCAAATTTTAATAAATTCTGGCAGAGTTATAATATCTGCAAAAAATGCTGAAATGATATTCTATTCAAAAAAGAATTATGGATTTATTTCAGATGGTGCTATGTCAATTGATAATAAATTGGGTATCGATGTTACTGTTGGGGATAATATAAATGTAACGGCAACGGATAGGGATATAAATTTTAATACGGGAAATGGTAAAATAAATTTAGGTAATACTAAATTAGAACCATTGGTTAAGGGTGATAGTTGGGTTTCATTAATGGAAGAATTAATAGATGCCATAGTGGCACAACAATTCTTAACACCATCAGGACCATCAGCAACAGGACCTGTAAATAAGCCAACATTCAATACTATAAAATCAAAATTAAAATCAGTATTGAGTGAGTTAAATAAAACATCTTAAAAATGTCTTGGGATATATTCAAACAAAATATATTAAACGTTGTAACAAACCCAGAATCTATAAATTCAACCGATAGTGTTGCTGATTTATATGCAAAAGAATATGATGCAGCTATAAAAAGAGGTAGTGATAATTTATTTCAATCTAAAATGAAAGTTGGAAATGTTGAAATTTTAAAATTATTTATCAAATCCGCTTTAGATACGGGAGTATCTCAAAAAGAACCATACGATTTAGTTGGTGAAATGGGAAAGGGAGTTTTAGCGTATTGGGCAGGTGCACAATTAGACCCATCATCCGTACCATCACCACCAACAACACCACCTGCTACTGGAGCGGTTCAAAATATTCAAATTGTAACTATTACATGTACCAATAGCGGTCAATGGCAACAACCAACTTTAGGGGGTGGTAGTGAGCCTGATTTAAGAGAAGGTGAAACGGAAAACGATGATATGCCTGATACTGAACTTGGTGAAACTCAAGAAATATTAGGAGAAGTTCCGGAAGATGAGGAGGTTAGTGAACCACAAGAAGTAGTAGAAGAAGAATCATCATTTTTTAATTCACAGGCCGAAGAAGTTGAAATTAGTGGAGTAGACCCAATAGATGACCCTCAAGTAGTACCACCACAACCTGCACCAATTCCAATTGATACTTCTACTCCCGTTGATTTGCAAAATCCAACAGACCCAAACAATGCACCTATTGCTGATGTAAATAGTCCAAGAATAACAACAAATGTAGGAAAAACAGCACCACCACCTCCACCTGGTTTAGCAAGTTTTGGAAATGGTAAAATACCAAAAGATAAATTAGGAAGTATAGATGCATCTTATGGTGGTGGTATATTGCACATCGAAGCTGCTAAAATGTATAACAAACTGATAGCACAAGCCAAAAGAGAAGGAGTTAAGTGGAGAGTATCATCTACATATAGAGATTATGCCGGACAAGTAGCGTGTTTTGAAAAATATGGGTCTGGTAGCGCAGCTAAACCAGGGTTTTCTCCACATGGGTGGGGATTATCTTTAGATTTTGGAGAAATTGCAGGTATGCAGCAAGCTAGAGCTTCTGCATTAGGTGTTGGTAGGGCAACACCATCTCCTGCTAGATATACAAGAGAAAACTCAAAAATTTATCAATGGCTAGCAATAAATGGACCTAAATATGGTTGGTATAACCCATATAGATTAGGTGATGGGGCTGGTATGGATGAGGCTTGGCATTGGGAATATTGGGGATTTTATACATTAACAAAAGAGCAAAGACAAGCGTAATATGAGTGCTATACAACCAACCAAAAATCATAAATTAATAATCGATGAGTTCATACGATATGCTCAGCAACATTTAAGTACAGTTAGTGGTATTGTGGCTACTATATCTACATATCCTCCATTAAACACTCCTGGACCCGGAATAGCAAATTGGTCTGGATATAGTGTACAACCTGCAAATTTATCAGGACTAACATCAGAGGATTTTGAAGAAGCAGAAGCAATTGAGCGTGACATTAACGAAGAATATCCCGCAAATCAGCAATTATATGAGGAGCAATTTGAAAGTGAAGAAGCTGCTATGGAAAATAATAGTGATGTTACCGAAGAATCGGCATTTTTCCGCGTAAACCAATATAATAATGAAAAAGAATTCGGTTTAGACCCGATAACTGACCCACAAATAATACAACCGCAACCAGCACCAATTCCATTAGAACCAACACCAACTGGAGATTTACCGGAAAGAACAATAACAGGGCCTGTTGGTAGAGGAGATGAGGCGTTATTTAGAAAATGTGGTAATGGAGTATGGCCGGCATTAGGTACTGCTCCTAGTTTCCAAGTAAGTTCTACACAACCAGGCAAATGTACAAGATATTGGTATAAAGTAAATACAGAATATATGACAAAAAATTGTACACAAATAATGTTTCCAACTTCGAGTGGAGATAAAAAAATAACTGTACATAAAGATTTAGCGGCTATTGTTAAACCGGCAATTGTAAAGATAAAAGCATTGGGTTTGCAAAAATATATTGAAAATTGTGGTGGTGGTTTAGCAGTAAGAAACGTAACTTGTGGAAGCAGATTATCAAATCATAGTTGGGGAACTGCTATTGATATGAATACTACAAAATATCCGTATGGGTATAAATTTAAGCCAGATGGGATTTATGCTGGTAATGCAAAGATAAGAGATTTGAATGAGTTTGATAGAGGATTTCAACAAGTAGCAGCTATATTTAAATCGCAAGGAATGACATGGTTAAGTAATAATGACCCAATGCACGTTTCAATATATGAGTAACAATCATAATAATTCCCAAAAATAACAATTCAAATATTTATAAACATAACAAATAAGGAAGTATGAATACTGATAAACTATTAAAAGCCATACAAATCCTAATAAAAGAGGAATTGAAAGAACAATTACCGGCATTAATTAAGGAAACTGTAAGGACTGAAATGAAAAAAATGATAGCAGAAGGAAAACAACCTGCTAAACCAAAAAGTACTGGATTATCTATGGCCAAGGCTATGATGGAAGATGAAACTTTGGTAGAATCTATTGAAAATAAAATAATAGGAGGAAAGCAATTTAGTAAAAACCCAATGATTAATCAAATTCTAAATGAAACAGCAATGGCACCTACAACTGGTGATGGTGGATTCAGAACAATGAATTTTGGACAAGGTGATATGGGTTCAATCGTAGGTAGAACGGCAATAGCTGAAAAAATGGGTTATGGTGATTTAGCAAAAGGACCTTCACCAACTGGTTTAGGTGTAAACACTGGAGTGCCTGAATTAGATAAAGCATTGAATAGAGATTATTCTGAACTTGTAAAAAGATTTAATAAAAAGTAATGGCAATTGTATTAGGACAAAAGTTAGTACAAGATACGAAAAAATTTGATGATTTTGCGATAGGTATAACTTTGCCAATTCGAATTGGTAATACTGCTTTTAATCAAAGTTTTAAAACTGCGGAGCAAGCTAGTTCTAATATAAAAAATTTATTACTAACAAAAAGAGGTGAACGAATAATGCAACCTAATTTTGGTAGTGGTCTTCAAGAATTATTATTTGATTTTAATGATGATTCATTGGCTGAAAAAATAGAAGATACTATTACATTGGCATTAGAAAATTGGTTACCATATATAAGTGTTGATACGATTGATATAGGAGCATCTGATTTGGATAAAGATAATAACACAGTAAATGTATCACTTAAATTTAGAGTTTTAGGAAACCCAGACTTAAATACAGTCACCTTTAATGTAGGTGTATAATATAATAGAATATGTCAGTAACAATTACAAATAGAAATTTTAAAAATAAAGGAAAAGATATAAAATATCTTAATAAAGATTTTGCTTCATTTAGAAATAATTTAATTGAATTTGCAAAAACTTATTTCCCAAAAACATATTCTGATTTTAACGAATCATCTCCTGGTATGATGTTTATTGAAATGGCATCTTATATAGGGGATTCATTATCGTATTATATTGATGATACATTGAAAGAGTCATTAATGACTTACGCTGAAGACCCTCAAAGTGTTTTAGCATTATCTCAATATTTAGGGTATAGACCTAAAGTAACCTCACCAGCAATAACAACATTAAGTGTGTATCAATTAGTACCATCTATTGGAATTGGTATTAATAATAAACCTGATGAAAAATTTTATTTAAGAATAAAAGAAGGTATGTTGAGTAAATCAACAACAGCTGGTATAATTTTCAGAACAACTGATGTAGTTGATTTTTCCGATGAAACTAATAGAGAAATAACAATATATCAAAGAGATGCTAATACAGGAGAACCTTTATTCTATTTAGTTAAAAAGTATGTACAAGCTTTATCCGGTGAATTGGTAGAATCACAAGTAGCATTTGATGCATATTCTCCTTTTCAAAAAATAGATTTGCCTGAAAATAATGTAATTCAAATATATGATGTAAGAGATTCAAATGGAAATAAGTGGTATGAAGTTCCATATTTGGCACAGGAAATGATATATTTAGATACACCAAATACAGAAACAAATGACCCAGATTTATATCAATTTAAATCAACTGTACCATTTGTATTAAAAACAATTAAAACAGCAAGACGATTTGTAACTAAAGTAAATCAAAACAATACTACATCGATACAATTTGGAGCAGGTGATTCATCTGCATCAGATGAGCAACTTATCCCAAATCTTAAAAATGTTGGACTGGGATTGCCAAACTCTATTAGTAGATTGGAAGAATCATTTGACCCAACCAATTTCTTAAAAACTAAAACATACGGAACATCTCCATCCAATACAACTATGACTGTTAAGTATATGATTGGTGGTGGTGTTGCTTCGAATATACCTGTTGGTGAATTAGTGAGAGTTAATACAATTGAATTTGATGAAGATATTGAATCACTCAATGCATCAGAATTAGCAATTTATAATACAGTAAAAAATTCAATTGCAATTGATAATGAAGTACCAGCAACGGGTGGTAGAGGTCCTGAAAGTTTGGAAGAAATAAGACAAAATTCATTAGCAAATTTTGGTTCTCAAAATAGAGCAGTAACGGCAAATGATTATCAAGTCAGAGCATTATCAATGCCACCAAAATTTGGGGCAGTTGCAAAAGCATTTGCAATTGCAGATGGTACATTAGATAATAATTCACCAGCATCAATATTAGCATCGCCAAATAATTTACAAGAGTTTACGGATTTGGTTATGAGTTTTGTAACTAAACCAGATGATGAAGAACCAACACAACAATCGATAAAAGAAGAAATAACTAGATTTTTAATTGGAAAAACTTCAAATGAAAATGAAAAAAATAATCCATTTGCAATAAATTTATATTTGTTGGGATATGATAATAACGGTCATTTAACAAATCTTAATAGAGGTGTTAAAGAAAATTTAAAAACTTATATGAATGAATACCGATTATTAACAGATGGCATTAATGTGTTAGATGGATTTGTTATTAATATTGGAATTGAGTTTGAACTAATTGTATTTAGTAGTTATAATAAAAGTGAAGTTCTTACAAAATGCATAAATGAACTAAAACAATATTTTAGTATAGATAATTGGACATTCAATCAAACAATTAACTTGAGCGAAGTTGAATTATTAATAGCGAATGTTGAGGGGGTTTCTTCAGTTCCTATGGTAAAGATAACAAATAAGTGTGGTGGTAGATATTCACCAAACTCATATAATATAGATGCGGCCACTAAAGATAAGATTATATATCCATCGTTAGACCCAACAGTTTTTGAAATTAAATTTCCGGATTCGGATATAAAAGGTAGAGTAAGATAATGGCATACTATTTCCTAACAGCATCAAAAGATGCAACAATTTATTTACAACAGCCAAACCAAAATACTGGTTTGGATGAGATATTAGAAATCAGTAAACTTTACTATGGAAATATCAAAGATGTATCACGTACTCTTTTAAAATTTGAAGTTGGATTTTTATCATCATCTTTAGTAGATAATACTATTAAAATGCAAGAAGCTACTTTAATTTTAAAAGAAACTAAAAGTGAAGAAGTTCCATTGAATTTTACCTTATACGCATATCCAATCTCACAAAGTTGGCAAATGGGTAAAGGTACTAGATTTGATAATGTATCAACTCAAGGTGTGACATGGAATTATAGAGAAGGCGATACTAAATTAGATTGGTTGCAAAACACTTTGGCAGCTGGTAGTGATTCTAATCCAAATAATGGTACTGGTGGAACTTGGTATTTAGTAAGTGGTTCAAGTCAATCATTCGAATATAAATCGACAGATATTACAATGGATTTAAAACCAATGTTAAGAGTTTGGATGAGTGGTTCTATTCCAAATGATGGATTAGTAATTAAATTTAGTGATAGTTTAGAAAACGATACCGAAGATTATGGTGTATTAAAACTATTTAGTAAAGAAACAAATACAATATATCAGCCAAAAATTAGAATAGGGTGGGATTCTCAAAATTATGTAACGGCATCTTTAACAGCTTTAACATCGGAAGATATAAAAATTGGAATTGTAAATCTAAAAAAAGAATATAAAGTTGGTACAAATCCAACGATGAGGATTTTTGCTAGAGAATTATATCCACTAAAAACTTTTACAAATAAATTTGAATACAATAATATAAAGTATCTTCCACAAACTACATATTATCAAATTAGAGATTTTGCATCAAATGATATTATAATTCCATTTAGTGATTATTCTAAAATAGATTGTGATGCTAATGGTAACTATATAAAATTAAATCTTTCTAATTGGGAAGCTGGTAGAGTTTATAAAATAGAATTCAAAGTTGATAATAGTGGTAATATACAATATTTTGATAATGAATTAACTTTCAATACTGTAAAAGATTAAAATGTTAAAAACAGGATTAAAAAACGAACAAAAAGTTGGACAGATTTTAGTTAGTGGTTCATTGGCAATTACAACTAAAAATTCTTTTGGTGTCCATGTATTTAGTGGTTCTGTTGCTGATGATGGTATTGTTTCTGGAAAATTATCAAGACCAAAATACAAAGAATCAGAATTACTAAAATCAATAGATACCACAATTATAGAATTAATTCCAGTGGAAGCTCCTGTTCTTCCTGAAATGGTTTTAAAAACAATCTATGATGCGGCATTAGTAGAAATAGCTAATAGAGATATTATAATAACACAACTAAATTCTGATATATTGGATTTGAGAGCTAAAGTTACTGAATTGGAAATAACAACTCAAAGTTTATTAGTTCAAATTGATGGAAAAGATTTAGTTGTTGCAACATCCGAAAACCAGACACAACAGGCAAATTCTAAAGTTACTAGTACAATAGTTGAACTTCAAAACTCAATACAAAAGGCAACAGCGGAATCAATTCAAAGAGTTTCTCTATTTGCTAGAAATCAAACATTAGAGAAGCAAGTAGAGCAATTAAGAGAAGAATTATTTGGTAAAGCTGCTAAAGTACAAGAAGGTTTCAAAGTATCAGATGATTTTGCAGTTAAGGTGGTAAATATTTCAGAAAAGCAATATCCTGATATAACATTTAGAGGTAGAGCAAAAGATGATGGTAGAGGAAGATTTATAAATGGTCCTGAAATTAGAGTTAATAACTTTACAAAGAAACCGGTAACTTTATCGTTTACACAAGATGGTGCAATTGCTGGTATATTTAAACCAATACCGTCAATTACATTAAAACCGGGTGAAAATAAAGGACTTAAAATTGAAACAATCGATGGAAAGGTTGATGGATATAAACCTAGTGCTGGTTTTGGATTTACTGGAGATACGGAGTATAATGGTAATATTATTATAAAATCAGCAGCTGGTTCACTTAATTTACCTGTTGCTTTACAAAAACAAAGAGGAGACCAATGGGGTTAATAAAAATATAAAATGGCAGTAAAAAAGTTTAAAGATATAATCGATAATAAAGGATACCGAATAAACTCAAAAGATAGAAAAATATTTGAGGAGGGAAACTTACAATCTTTTTTTGGATTTGGAGATAAAGATGCTATTGAATTTATTGTATATGATATAAATGATAATCAGTTACCACAAATAGATGATAAGTTAATTAGATATGTAACACTATCTACTGAAAATATAAAAGATTATTTTTTAATAGCTGAAGGTACTTTATTTGAAAAAAATCAATTTCCATCTGAATACTTTATAGATGTGGAGAGATTATTGAGAGAGGCTGGATATAATAATGGTATATTCAAAACACAAATTACTTTATTAAATAAAAGAGTTGGTAGTGAACAACCACAGGACAAATTGTGGATTTCAGAAATATCACCATCAAGAACAGAAGTTAGATTATTTCCTATAAAAAACTCTGGATATGTAAATACGGAATTAGAAAAAAGATATAGCATGTTTATTGCAAATCAGCAATTTAGAGATGATATAATAAATTCCGCATTTGTATTTTTAGATAAAATAACGCCAACAACTATATCTGAATTTATAAGAAGAAAATATACAAATGAATGGTTTGAAAAATTTAGAGCAGAGTATAAAATATCCGATTTTGAAACACTAGTAACAAAAATACATAGTAAATTTATAGAATCTGCTGGATATTATTTTACAAATAGAAATTCTGATATGAGAAGTAATAGTTATGGTAAACCATTAACTACAAGACCTAAACTTGATTTATCTAAAAATGAAATAAAAGAAAATTGTAAATTATTATTAGCAAAATCGATAGATTTTTATTTAACTCAATTAGATGTAAAGAGAGATGTTACACAAAAAGTTGGTCTTGAAGAAAGTTTGGATGATGTAGGTAAAGTTATGCAGAGATATGAATCTGATATTCAAATTAATACTTCATCTCCTGAAAAGAAAGTTGTTACAATAGAAAAGATGCAAATAGATGAAAAATTGTTGGAATTCAAAAGACAATTGGAAAAAGAAAGACCAATTGGAATATTACCTCCAAAAGATGAACCCATTGTTGCATTACCAATAGAAACGCCAATAGATTACCCACCATACAAAGAACCAGAACCACCAACTTACGAACCTGTTATAATTGGTGGTGGTGGTAGCTTCGGTGGAGGTGGTGGTGGAATGAGAGAAGTTAATCCAAACGATTTCAGAGGAGCTGGATTTGGATTGGCTGATGATACAACACAAAGAGAAAACATACGATAGGATATTTATAATTTAATAGGATAATATAAAGTAAAAAAATGGCAGAAAGAAACGATGAGCAAAATTTTAATTCCGAATACAATAGTTATTTGGTAAGCGATTCAGAATCTGTATCCGGCGTATCATTTGGTGGTGGCGCTGGTGCGGGGGGTTCATCTAATGTCCAAGGTGCAGTTGATTATGGATTTTCTGGGATAGCTATTTCCGTACAACCGGATATAATTTCTAATTTAGATACTTCTAAACTTCCATTGGGTGAAACATTTACACCAGTTATACCAATAACATCTGAACCTGGTAGAGCAAACAGCGATTCATCCTATACATTTAGAATATCATCAAATGTTGCAAACGCATCTATTTTTATTAACAATGAAAATATTTACAAAACAACACCACACACATTTAGAAAATCCGTAAGTGAGTTGGCATTATCGCCTAATACCATTACCTTACAAAAAGAAGGATATTTATCAAACGAAAAATACATTATAAGTGTTGTTCAGAACCCTAATTATAATTTTGGGATAAATATAAATCCGTATGATAGTTTGGTAAACTATTCTACTAGAGGATTGCTTGATTTATCCAATGCATCTTTGGTTTATTCAACTACTCCATTATTTACGATTAAAATAGAATACTTAAAGGGTGATGCAATTCAAGAATTTAATTATAATATAGATGATAAAATACAAGTATTAGATTTTAATGAGTTTGTAATAAAAAAAGAAGAACCTGTATTAGAAGAACCAACAATTCAAGAAGATAAAATAACAATAAGCTTAGTTGGGGCTGATAATAGTGTGGATGTAATTTCATCAAATCCATTAGGATTGGGTGCAAATATTTCACAAAGAATTTCTTCTGGAAATACTGAAATTAAAATTTCAAAAAGAAACACATTAATAAAGAGTGCCGATGTATCATTATATCGAATTGTATCATTACAATTACTGCAAAATAATGAGATACTACAAAACCTAACAGCGTCTGCAAATGAAAGTTTATCTTTTAATTTTAACGCTAAAGCTGGTGATATTATAAACATTACAACAGAAGAAGTTGTACAACAAGTTTTAGAAGAATTACCTAGACTTAGATTATCTAATCCGGAAACAAAAAGATTATATAATTTAAATTCTGAATCAGCTGTACCAATTTCATTAATAAAAGAAAATAATGTTATTGGTATAAGAGTTTATGTAAACGAAAAAGAATTTATTTATAATGTACCAACTGAAACGGAATTTGTAATATCAATTCCAGCAAATGCATTTTCTGACATTGGCGTATATAAAGTAATTATTGTTCCATCTAATACAAGAGGTGATGGTGATTTCGTAGAATTAAGTATTAATGCAACAAAAGATGTTTGGGTTGGTGTACCTGATATTAGAAATATTAGATTTCCATCCGAACTATTTGGACCTGATTATGTTGGTACTAATGTAAATTTTAATATATCATACGAAACAGTAAGTACTGATTATGTAAAAATATATAAAGTAGGTAGTGATAAATTCATAAAAGCATCGGCAAATGGTGTTGTTACTTTAAATTTTCAACAACTTTTAGATTTAGATGCATCTCAAACATTTGAAGATGTAGATAAAATATCAATCATATTAAAATTAGTACCATACAACGAAAGTGGTAAAGAAGTTGTAATTGGAAAGGAAGAATTAATTACTATTAATTTTGATAAAGGTGATTTAACAATACCAAGAGATGTTGCTATAAGTAGAATTGCAGAAGCGTTTATTAATCAATTTGATGATAAACCATTTGAAATAGATTCATCCAAATATCTTACACATTTATTACACATAGGAAATGGTGATAATAAGGTAATTACAACTTGGACAGGAAGTCAAGGTTCATTAATATTAAAATTATATGAACCAATACCAACAACAATTCAACCAAACCAACAGGTTTGGATTTCAAAATTACAAGCAAATCCAATAGTTGAAACAATAACAATAAGTGGAGTTGATGCAGCATTTTGTCCACCACTAAAAGGTCCTAATTTTTCATTAGAGCCAGATAATGGTATTGGGTTTAAAGTTTATAATGAACTTATAGCAAGTGGTTCTTACACATCCACCGATTTAATAAATAAGTTTGCGGAACAAAATTCAATTGATACTGAAAAACTTAATATACAATATGTAAGTGGGTCTTCATATAGTTGGAACAATTTTGTACATTTTGGTTCTGCCGAAGAAAGGGTTAATAACTTTTACTACAAAATAAAAATATTAGAGGATTTAAGAAAAAAATATCAAGGATTAATAGCTGATACATTTATTAATCCATATCAATCTTTAGATTCAGCATTACTAACAGAATTATCTGAAGAAATAGTTACAGAAGATTCTTTATATACATTAAACTGGGAAGTTTATGTGGAAAAGGGTTTTAACCAAGGTGAAGAAATTCAAAGATTAGCAACTAAAATAAATAATTTAATAAGAGGATTTGATGGATTTGAAAAGTGGCTTTATAAAACAGAAGATACACTTGCATTTCCTAAAGAAAATTATTTAGCACCAACTGGTATAACGTATAGAGTTTTAAAAAATTGGGATAGTATTGATTCGGTTAGTTGGTTTGAATATGCAATTCAATCTGGCGGAACTTACGATGTGTACAACATAAATTCTATGAAAAATAATATGCCTGAATATTTGGTAGAAGACTACGAAAATTCAGATTTCTTATTATTTTTAGATATGATAGGGCAGCACTTTGATATATTATGGTGTTATATAAATGCATTAAAAGCAAATAAAAATTTAGAACATAAGCAAGATATTGGTATAACAAACTCAATGGTATATAATATGCTTGATTCTATGGGATGGAAAGGAAAGAGAGCATTTGATTCACAATTCCTTTGGGAATATGCATTTGGTACAAATGAAGCTGGTGTACCAAAATATAGTAGAAGCTTGGAGGATGCAAATAACGAAGTTTGGAGAAGAATATTAAATAACTTACCATACCTATTAAAACATAAAGGAACGGGTAGAGCAATGAAAGCTATTATGGCTTGTTATGGTGTACCACAATCTATGTTGACTATAATGGAATTTGGTGGCCCTCAAGATCCAACTAAAGGCGGTACTACTCAATTTACTTTTGATGATAGGACAGCAGCAATTTATTTGAAAGAAAATTCTAATGTAAAAATACCTTGGAAAGAAATATCTGGGTTTGGTGATTATCCAAATGGAGTTGAATTTAGAATACAACCAACATACAAACCAACATCACAATATACATTAATATCTGGAACAGAATGGACTTTGGATTTGGTAAAAACAACTGGTTCATTTGCTAAATTAGAATTGAATTTTGGTGGTGACCAATCAACAAGTACATATTTTTCTGAAAGTATAGGTATCCCCGCATCATATTATATTTCATATATAGATGATGAACCATACGCTTATGGTCCTGATTTAAAAACAGGAAGTTTAGATTTCCCTATATCAACAGAATATTATACGAATGTATTAATTAATAGACATAATAGTCCTGATTCATCGTCTTGGTTTGAAGTTTGGCTAGCTACATCAAATGGAAGTAGGATAACTACCTTTGTTAGTATGTCATTGGCAACGGATGATGCACAATGGGAAACTGGTTCTTATTTACAAATTGGTGGTAATGGGTTTGATGGAAATTTAGATGAATTCCGTTTATGGAAAACACCATTACAATTAAGTAAATTCCAAAATCATACACTATTTCCAGATGCGATTAATGGTAATGATTTTGATTCATCAACAAAAGATTTAGTATTCCGTTTAGATTTTGAATATCCAAAGGATAGAAATATAGACCCTAATATTAAAAACGTAGCTATTAATGAAAGTTATGGTGAACAATTCGCATCAGCAAGTAATATGTGGGTTAATACAACATATCCATATCAATACGTTCCGTATGATAGAACTGTAACTGCAAATGTACCATCGTTAGGTTTAACATATTCTAATAAAATAAGATTTGAATCAGCATCTCTTGTTACGGATTTATCATACAAAACAAGAGCAACTAAAAAAGCATTTGACCAAGCACCAATAGATACGAATCGTTTGGGATTATTTTTATCCCCAACTAAAGAGTTAAATATGGATATATTAAAAGCATTTGGTGATTTTAATATTGATAATTATATTGGAGACCCATCGGATGAATATAGAGATAGTTATAAATCTTTAGCTGATTTACGAGAATATTACTTTGAAAGACTTGGCAATAGAGATATATACGAATACATACGATTAGTAAAATATATTGATAAATCTTTGTTTGATGTATTATCGGATTTAGCACCTGCTAGAACAAATATATCAAAAGGATTATTAATTGAACCGCATTATTTAGAGAGAAGTAAAACTAAATGGACTAAGCCGGAATCTTTAAGAAACGATTATGATACTATAATAGATACTAAAGATAATACTAACATTGATTTAGAATATGCAGTTAAGAATTCAATTATAGATTTGAAAGATTTGACAGAATTTGATGTAAATTTACCAAACTATAATACAATAGTAGAAGCAAACGATAGTATAATTTTAGAAGGTACAAACCCTACATATCATACGAATATAACATATAATTTGAGTGAAAATCTAATTACAGAATTCCCAACATATCCAAATACAGGTTCAGCAAATATTTTCTGTCCAACTGGAGAAACTTTACTTGGTAGTGTGGATGTATTTTCATCTACACAAATAGGAATGGAAAGAGATTCGTTAGCAAATGCTGGATTTGGGTTATATGCTAAAAGAGGTAATGGATTGGTTAGAAATTGGGAGGGTGTGTTTGGAAATTCGGAAACAACTGGTAGTAGAAAATCAATATTTTTAGTAAAAGAACAATATACTGAATTTGAACAAGTTCAAATATCTGGATACCCTGTTGTTGGATACCAACCAGGTGACCAAATAAAATATAGAAAACAACCTGTAATAAAAAACAAATATAGAGTTTCAGTCTTACCTTTTAGTGGTAGTATTGAAATTGGAAACGATATTGTAGAAGTGAAATCAGTAAATGGTTATCTTCCAACCCACTATCGTTTTAAAAATAATTTAACTGAAGGTATGCAACGTTCCTACTTCAAAGGTTCTCAGCAAACGATAGCAACCACACCTGATGGATTGGAGCCCGTAGAAACATTCTCAACCAATCCTAACATTCTTAGAGTGGCTAAGACAGGTAGAGGAAGTGGTGAACCAATACTTGAAGTGGATTAAGATTGAAAATATTAATTGGTTATATTTATTTTAGAAATAAAGCATTAAAAAACAATATCAAATGGCATATTTAGATAATACCGAAATTACCGTAGATGCAATCCTTACAAAAAAAGGTAGACAAAAATTAGCATCCGGTCAATCGTTAAACATTACGAAGTTTTCGTTGGGTGATGATGAAATTGATTACACCTTATACGAACCAGCACATCCAAAAGGTTCGGCATACTATGATTCAGCAATTAGAGCTATTCCTATTACGGAAGCTTCACCTGATGAAACTCAAGTATTGAGATATAAGTTAGTTACTTTACCAAAAGGAACAACTCAAATTCCTGTTGTTAGATTTGGAGTACCATCTATCGCAGTTAATCAAACTGAAGGTGGTGTGGGATTAACTCCAACAACATCTCCATCTGGAAATACAAACGCTGGATACACTGTGGTATTAACCGACCAAAGAGCTGGTACTATCACTGTGACTAGAGGAGCTACGAATGTAGGAAGTGTTCCTGTATTCTTGGGTGAAGAAATTACAACAACTGCACAAGTAGTAAGTGGTTTAGAATTTAGATTCACACCAAATCCAAACTTGACAATTGATATTTCAACAACAATAACAGTATACGGAAATGAAACAGGTGGTTCAGAAACAATTCCAGTGGCTGTAACTTATAAAGCATAAAAATAGATATATAAAATGGCACTAATTAATGACCCGAATATAACCGCCCAAATTAGAGATTTGGCAAATACAGGTACGATTGATTCAAATCAGTTAGTAACCTTGCTTAACTCTGTATTACCAGCGGGACAGCAAATTTCAACCGGTACTGGTGTAGCTACTGGTATTTATAAAAGATTTGGTGATTTTGATAAAGTAAACGCTAAAGTAGAAGTAGTAACCACAGGTCTATGGACTGGTGATTCTGGTTCTTTGGCACAATTTTACACAGCATCATCACAAACAACGGCAACTAGCGGATACTATTACGCTAATGTATATGATTACAATCCAATTGCATTCTCTGATTCGGCTGAAGTACAATTCGCCGTAGCGTATGGACATGTTAATGGTAGTGGTTCTATGAATTTAGCAACTAATGATTCTGCATTGCTTGCAACAAAAGCAACATACGCACAATATCGTTCTATGTTATTAGACCCAACTGATAGTAAATTTTCTTTTGAAAACTCATCTGGTATTGAAGTTGATGCAAATGGTATCTATATAATCAATATATCTAGAAGTAGATTTAGAGAAAAAATGGATGCTGGTAACTGGTCATTAACATTGACAGGTGGTAATGGTACATTTACTTTTATCGATAATAGCGGTAAAAAGTTTGGAGATGATTTAGGATTAAGCGGTAGGGTATTCAAAGTTGTTTCTGGTTCTTTAAATTTAGGAACTGAAAATGAAGCAACAATCAATACAACAACTGCTGCAAACGGACAAGGATATGGATTATTCTATCCTGATAGAGGTATTATTGTTCTTAACGCCGATGCAATTGGTAATACATTAGGTACTATTGCACCACAAACAATTTATACAAAAGATGGTACATTTATACAAAGTGGTAGTGTATCACCTTCGCATTTACAAACATCGGAGCAATTTAATCAATATAGATTACTTCAGGCAATTCAAAGAGGTGGTGATTTTGAAGCACGTAGAACTGAAAACATTTCTACACAGCATTTCTTTGTAAGAGCAACAAATAGAGAATTTAACTATTCTAATAATCCTACTTATATTGATGCAGATGGTTTCTTTGTAGAATCTACATTTGAAACTGACCCTCAGACGTATATAACAACAATAGGATTGTATAACGATTCAAATGAATTAATAGCAGTAGCTAAAACATCGCAACCTGTTGTTAAATCCTTTGATAAGGAAGTACTAATTAAAGTTAAATTATCATTCTAATAAATTAAACTAAAATTATAGAAACCCCCGAAAGGGGGTTTTTAGTTTAAGAAATATTTATATAAAAAATAATAGATGATTAAAGAAATTCCTAAATCCGATATAATTACAAGACCAATCAAAGTTTATAAAGAGTGGCCATTGGATGAAACTGATGTATATCCATTATTTGGAGAAGCACCTGGTAATACATTAATAGATGTGAACTCCGATGAAAAAACTCACGGATTTATTAGAAAAGTTTTATATGAATCGGTGAAATCACAATTTTATAGAAACGCAGATACTGCATCAATAATAACCGAAGTTGGTTTACGAAAATCATATACATCTACAAATGAAAGAAACTTAAGTAATGAGTTCGCTGTAATATCTATCCCACAAATATATTATGGTGAGGGTATTAAAGTTGGTAGTGTAAGATTAGAAGATGAGCAGTCTGGAAAAATTTATACAGACGATGGTTATTCAAATTTAATTGATTCTGGTAGTAATATTGCTGGTAATATATTTTACGATAGGGGACTTGTTATATTAACTAGAGATATTGTTAGTGGTTCTGTATTATCCGAATATACTTTGGATTTTCGTTCTACCAAAACAATATATGAAAACGAAATTTTATTAACTGTATTAGAATCGGAGTTTAATGTTTCACAAAATCCAACAGCGGTTGATTATGATGCTGATGGAACTTTTGGAAAAATTAAATTACATAATATTCAATCTCAAGTAGACCCAACTGTGTTTAGTGGTTTTGGCGAATATGATTATAGTAGTTCATTAGATACAACTGGTTCTTATTTAGCACCTTATATTACAACAATTGCTTTATATGATGATGATTTAAATATGGTAGCCGTTGCAAAATTACCACAACCATTAGAATAGATGCCTGATTATCCATTGAATTTTATTGTTCGTTTTGATACATAATGTTATATTTATACACATAAACAAATACTAAAAAAAATGGCAAGTATAATTGATATTTATAAAAAAGCAACACCCACAACTGGAAAAGCTAACCTTAAAGGTGGTGATATTGAGCCCGTTGGCGCTGATAATGCATTTAAACCATCCAAAGACTTATCTAAAGATGAAAAAGCACTTAAAAGAGCAAGGGGTGGTGACTTGAATACAAAAAAGTATTCAGATAGCGTAAACCGATAATATGTCTTGGAAATTTAATGGAAATATTGTTACGGAGGAAAACACACCGGAAGGTGCAGTTGGGTTTGTCTATAAAATGATACACATACCAACTGGTAGATTTTATATAGGGAAGAAATCCCTAAATCAGGTTCGAA